CAGCGGCGCGACGGCGCGGACTGCACCTCGTACCGGGTCGGGTTAGTGACCTTAACTGGGGTTGGCCACAGAATCTTGTGCATACGCCCCAGCTCACCGATGTATCCAGCCATTAGTAGACCCTTTCAGCTCGTCGGGACATCTGCAGGAAGGCACGTTCATCCACAGCACCCAGGCGGGACAGGACATCTGCCAGCTGGGACAGCACCTCAGCGTTCTGTGCGGTAGCACCTTCGGCAGACTGGGCGGTAGCTGCAACCGCTACAGGTTCGGGAGTCGCAGGGACACTCAGGCTAGCGACGCTAGATGCCGAGAAATCCGCGCCGCTCAGAGCGTAGCCGGCAGCTTCTGCAACCTGGTCACGACCAGCACGGATAGCACCGGCAAAATCGCCGATCAAAGCTTTACCGCTGTAGGTGGTGTAGCCCCGGCCCGAGAAAGGACCTACCTTCGCCGGTGAATGGGGGAAGAAGTTGGCGATGCCGTCCAGGACGCCCTTCACAGCATCTTTAGCCCCACTCGCAGCGTTCTTGATGCCGTCGATGAAACCGCCGATGAGCGCTTTGCCAGAATCCATGAGCATTCCGCCAAGGTTCCCTAACGCGTCCTTAATCTTGCCTGGCATGGACTTCACGAACTCGACAGCAGAACCAACACCGTCGCTAATAGTCTTGGTGATGCCGTTCCAGGCCCCCACAACAAAATCGCCAATGCCGCCCCAGAGGTTGTTCCAGATGTCCACCAGCATCTTCGCGAGGTTCTCGAAGATGTGCATGACGACATCAAACGCACCTGTGATGGTGTTTACAATGAACTCGAGGATGCCCTTCAGTACGTTGAGGAGGCCATTCCATGCACCCTCCCAATCGCCACGCAGGGCGGACAGGAACACATTTAGGATGCCCGTGATGATGTTAATCGCGTCAGAAATTACCTTCCCGATGAATCCAAAGATGTCAGAGACAGTTTTGCCGATGAACTCTAACGCGGGTGAGAACGTCTGGATCAGGAAAGCCACAATCGGCGCGAGGAAAGAGATAATCTGCGCAGCAATCGCGACAATGGTCGTGACCATCGGCACGAGCGCACCAATCACCGTTGTCACCATGCCAATGAACGCCTGCCCAATCTGGACGAGCACGGGGATAACCGCAGCGATAATCGGCTGTACCATCGTCACGAGCCCCTGGAAAATCTGAGCCAGCGAATTACGGAAAGGCTCACTAGAAGCAAGCGCAGTCACAAACGCTGCCACAAGCAGGCCGATACCTGCGACTAGGCCCACGATAGGCGCCAGAATGCTGGTGAACGACACCCCCAGGACAGCGCAGGTGGCCGAGACGGTGCCGAACCAGGTCACAACAGTAGAAATAACCGGGATAATCGCGCCGATAACAGACACGATAGTTCCGATGATGGAGACTACGGTGCCAATAATCGGCGCCAACGGAGCCAGCGCACCCACCACGGCGAGGATGGTCGCTGCCAGCTCCGGGTTATTGCGCATGAACTCTGCGAGCGCCTTCACCACGTCTGCCACAATCGGCAGAATGACCTTCAGCGCCTCCGAGAGGGCATTAGCGAGCACCTCAACCACCGGCGCCAACGACTGCTTAAAGTCAGCGAACGCGGGAGCGAGTCCTTGCACAATCTGAGTCACTAGAGGCGCCATGATAGGCAGAATCTCACCGATAGCCCCCAGCAACGCGCCAACGGCAGGTGCCGCAGCTGAGAACGCCGGGGCAAGCTCGATAGCGGCTTTTACCAGCCCGTCGAACATCTTGTTCACGCCGTCAGCGATGGCGGGGTTGCGTAGGGCCTGGGCGATGCCGTCAAGCAGGATGCTGAAGACCGCGCCCGCCTTCTCCATCGACTGCCCAATGGTCGGTGCGAGCTGCTCAAACGCGCCAGCGAGCGAGGACAAGCCGGGGGTGAGGTTCTTCATGCCTGCGAACGCGCCCTCAAATACGGTGGTGAGCGCGCCCTGCATCAGAGGACCATTTACCGCCTTATTGATTGCGTCAAAAGCCGCAGCTAGACCCTGCAGGCCGCCACCGCC